ATAGATAAGTTATTAACACTTGACAAATAATTTAAAATAGATTATAATATATTTACTCGATAAATAACTCATATGGAAAACCTAATTAAAATAATAGACCAGACTAGAAACGCCACCAAAAGTGGCAGGGCAGGAGTGCCTTTCGATGTTTCTAGCCTGGTTTTTTAGTTGAATTATATGAAAGAAGTATATTACTTTCAACACGACTACAACCCCACTAGCGACCCGAAGATAGTATGTTTATTGGGTGAATATGGTGGTCTTGGCTATGGTGTTTATTGGCGAATAGTTGAGATGCTACACCAAGAAAATGAACATAAACTACCACTGAAACAGTATATTTATGTAGCAATTGCTAAGCAAATGCTAACAGATGCTAAGCAAATTGAAGCAATTATTAAAAATTGCGTTGAGGTCTTTGAATTATTACAATGTGATGATAGTTTTTTCTGGTCTAATAGAGTATTACGAAACATAGATAAGCGAGAAGAAATATCTAAAATAAGGTCTGAAGCAGGTAAAAAAGGTGCTAAAGTAAAGTATGATGTAGCAATTGCTAAGCAAATGCTAACAGATGCTAAGCAAAATCTAGCAAAGGAAAGTAAAGTAAAGGAAAGTAAAGTAAATAATATAATAGACATTGAGTTAGCAACACTTCTAAGAGATAAGATAAAAGATAACTTACCAACCTTCAAAGAACCAAACATTGATAGTTGGGCTAAAGAGATTGAGAAGATGAGACGAATAGATAAAAGAACAGAAGAACAGATTAGATACCTAATTGAGTGGTGTCAACAAGACTCGTTCTGGCAGGGCAATATTCTAAGCACTAAAAAGCTACGAGAAAAGTTTGATACTTTGGTAGCACAAGTAAAAAGAGCTAAAACTAATTCAAAAGGAATAACCATAATTTAATATGAAAATGTATATCGTAAAAATGATGTCAAAAGATAAAATTGACATTACAGAAGAAGAATATCAAAAGATTATTGCTTCAAAAGCTAGTGGTTTAATCTTTATTGAAAGACTAAAAGGTTCAATAAACCTAAACTCAGTTGAAAGTATTTTACCTGAAGAACTTATAACAGGAGAAATGACAGAAGGATATTTACACGACGGAACTCGTGTCGTTAAACAGTTTGGAATTTGGGTTGACGCTAGTAATTCAGATGTAAAACTTGATAGAAGTTATTACCCAGAATTAGCAGAAGATAGGATATTCTCAAAAAAAGAGATGGAAAAAATAAAAGGAATTAAAAGACAAGATTTAATCTATTATTTATACTCTGGAAAATTACCAGAAGAAAATAAATTACTTGATAATAATAAATAATATGAAACCAGACAAAATAATACAAGGAATGAACTTCTATAACTGTGATTGTATGGAGTTTATGAAAGGAATACCTGATAAGTATTATGAGTTAGCAATAGTGGACCCTCCTTATGGTATTGGTGAGAATGGTAGCAATAATCATACTAGGAGCAAGCTTGCAAAATCTAAAGACTATAAAGCTTTCTCTGGAAATGATGCAAAAGCACCAGATAAAGAATATTTTGATGAACTGATAAGAGTATCAAAGAATCAGATTATTTGGGGAGCAAATCATTTCATCAGTAAGTTACCTTATGATTCCCCTTGTTGGATTGTTTGGGATAAAGACAATGGCAACACAGACTTTGCAGACTGCGAACTTGCATGGACAAGTTTTAAAACAGCGGTAAGAAAATTCAAATATCGTTGGCAAGGTATGTTACAAGAATATGGTGGTGATAGAAAAGAATTTAGAATCCACCCCACCCAAAAACCAGTCGCCCTCTACAAATGGCTACTTAAAAACTACGCTAAAGAAGGTGATAAGATACTTGATACGCACGGCGGAAGTATGAGCATTGCCATAGCCTGCCACTATATGGGTTTTCAACTAGACCTATGTGAGTTAGACAAGGAATACTTTGACGCTGGAATAGAGAGAGTAGAAAATCAAACAAGACAAATAACCTTAATATAACTATATGTCCCTACCAATATCAGAAGCACAAATCAAACACATTATAGGAAAGAACATTTCAACCTTTGGAAACAACACCCTATTCTTAATAGAGTTTTATGAGACAGTTTGTCAATCTCGTAAAATAGAAGTCTGTTGGGAAAATATAAAGAAGATTATGCTTGAAGATTATTTACCTGAGAGTGTAGTTCGCAAGAGAAGGGAATTTGTGGAAGCAAGCGATGAACAGCGTGATAAAGAAGTCGAGTATCACGAAAAATATTCTCCTTCAAACCCTGCTAGGGGATAAATAAATTATTTTAATATGAAAAGAATAAACAAATTGGGAACATTTTTTGGAGAAGAACTTTGTGTTTTATCAGACCTAGAAACTCCTGAATGGTAGGATAAACAATTTCAAGAATACTTTAAAAATGAAAAAAAACGAGCTATTGAAGATTATGAAGAAAAAAAGATACATAAGTTTTTAGATATTTAATAAAGTAAAGGATAATAATATGAAAATAATTAAAATACCAGAAGAACATTATGGAGCACCTTTAAGTTGGGTAGTTAATTGTGATGAGAAAGAGTTTTTTGAACTCGTTAAAAAATACGGATTTGATAGAGATTACGCCGACAGTTTAGGTGCTAATGGACATTTTTTAACTGGTGAGGGTTATTCTATTATATGGATTAGGCAAGAATTACCACCAGAAAAATACATACTTACTTTATCTCACGAACTAATCCATTATGTAATTGAAACTCTTGAAAGAAAAGGAATACCAGTAAATTATGATAATCAAGAAGATATAGCTTATTTTCACGAAAAAATGTTAAAAAGATGTATGGCAGTTAACTTAAAAAAATATCTTAAAAAATAAATATGAAAATAAAAATATTATGTGATAATTGTAAAAGAGAATTTGAATGTGATGATGATATTTTAACTACTCCTGATGGTGTAGCAGTTCCAGAGATATTTTGTCCAGATTGTGAAGAAGATTTAATAGATTTAAACGAATATTTTTAATATGAAATACATTTGTAAATATTACTCTGGTGGTGGGACTGAATATAACGGTGGCATTTGGGAAAAAACTGAAACACCTAAAACAATCACTTTCAAATACATTGACACTTTACATTTTGAACCTCTTTATACAGAAATTAAAATCAATAAGTTTTATTCTAAAAAAAGAGTTAGAAAAGATGGAAATTATAATGCTTTTAAAGATTTCGGAGATTATATTGCGTGGATGAATAATGGAAATGTTTTAAGAGATTGGAATGATAATACTTTTACAGCTTATCCGAACCAATGTGGAACGCCTTATTATTTTGAACCAATTATATGAAACTCTGTAAAAAATGTAGTAAAGAAACTTACTCAACTTCTTCAAACCTTTGTTATGACTGTATGTTCTTAAAAAAGAAAGAGCAACAAGAAGCCTATAATAAAAAAGCTATTGCTAAAATGAAACTGAAAGCTAAAGAGCCAAAGAAATCTAAAAAGAAAAAAGAACCAACAGAACTTCAAAAGATTGAAAAACTTAGAAAGAAATGTGTTGCTTTGGCAAAACAAATAAACAAAGAATTAAATAAATATAAATGTGAGTATTGCGGAATAGGTAAACCACAAAGAATGGTTCACTCTCATCATATTTTTAGTGAAGGTCTTAACAAGTCAATGAGTTCTGATGTAGATAATTTAATATGTTTATGCTGGTTACACCATTTAGGAGGTTTACATAGTGTTTCAGCAAATATGTTTAGTTTTCACGGACATCCTGCAGATGCTATGGCGTGGTTTCAAGAGAAGTTCCCTGAAAAATACCAAATACTACTTCAAAGGTCAAAACAAATAAAAAAAACAGATAGAATATTCTGGGAAAATAAAATGGTAGAATTAAAAGATTTAATAAATAAGTATGAAACCTAAACCAAAAGATATTACATTTCATTATACAAATGAACAAATGGTAAAAGATTTAATTGCTATTACTCCGCTTTCTGGTTCTGTGCTTGATGCTGGAAGTGGAAAAAATAAAGTATGGTATAAAAATATACCTGATAGATTTGAGAAGTATGAGTGTGAAATTGAAGATGGAGTTGATTTTTTAGAGTGGAATAAAAAAGTAGATTGGATAATAGGTAATCCACCATTTGATATAGGTTGGAAATTTATAGATAAAATGATAGATATAGCACAAAAAGGAATTGCGGTATTAGGAAATATAAATAACTTTAATCAATTTACAGCAGTTAGGTTAGAAAAAATGAAAGAAAAAGGATTTGAATTGCAACATATACATATTGTCGCAGATAAAAGATGGTTTGGTAGATATTATTATTTAATTTTTGAAAAGAAAAAAGGATTTATTAGTTGGGAAAGAAAAACTTATTAAAATATGAAAGTAATTCTCTATAACTTAAAGTGTTGGTGGTGGAAGTTAGTTGAAAGGTATAATGAGAGGGGGTAATAGCCGATTATCTGCCCCGTATAGCCCTCTAAAATCGTTTTTAAGCCACTTTATAGGCTTGTATGCCACTTTATCTGTTTGACACTTTTTACATCAAAATAAAGGCTTATAATCTAACTTACCACACCTGTGGATAAATGGAGAAATAATGGCTTGACAATCTCCACAGGTATGATATAATACTTATGTTAAATCATTAAGTTAAAAAATATGGACTACTCAAACGAGTATAATAATCTACCAGTCAATGAGGACTTACACTCACAAGCTGGACTAACAGATGTGGGGTTAGACGAAGATGGAAATGTAGAGTGGATAGGAACACAAAAGCAGTGGAAAGAATATGAAAGATTATCTAATTTAGAAGAATAATTATATGAATGAAGAACAACTAATTAAAGATGCACAATATCGTAAAGGATTATCAATAGCATTCTTTAATGCAACAAATAATGCAACACAAATAATGGAACTAAAAGATACTTCAAATTTAACAGAAGAGCAAATTCAAAAACAAATTCAATTTTGGAGAGATTGGTTACTTGAAGAACATAAAAAATATTATTCTGAGGTCATAGCAAATATTGGTAAAAAATATGATGCAAAAGAAACAATTGAAAAACTAAAAACTACAAAAAGTTTAGATGAATTAAAAAGTGTTTGGATTAGTTTGAGTGAGGATGAAAGAAGAGATGGAGAAATTATAGAAGCAACTAATAAACTAAAGAAACAATATGAAGAAGTATAATGTGGAACAAAGGAGTCCTGAATGGGAACAACTTCGTAAAACTCATTTAACAGGAACAGCCTTGAAAGGAATTATGGGAACTCCAAGAGCAAGACAAGAAGCTATTTATGAAGTTATTTATAATCGTTTAAGAGTTGGAACTGATAGTGATGAAGATGAATATGAAAATCCAATGCAAAGAGGAACACGACTTGAACCAGAAGCTATTGCAGCATTTGAGTTTGAAACTGGAATGAAAGTAGAACAAATTGGATTATGTGAAGATGATGAAAATCCAGCAATAGGTCAAAGTCCAGATGGTTATATTACTGATACAGACGATACTGAAGCTATAGAGGTAAAAAGTATGGGTAAAAATCATATTAAACTCTGGCTTACAAATGAAGTTCCTGATGAGTATGAGTGGCAAGTTGTTCAATATTTTGTTGTTAATCCTAAACTAAAGAAACTTTACTTTGTAGGATATAATCCACAAATTCCAATTCATCCAATTCATATAATTGAAGTTGAACGAGATGAAGAAAAAGTAAAACTAGCAAGAGAAAAACAAACAATATTTTTACAAGAGGTAGATGCAATTCTATCCAATATAATAAAACTATGAAACTAAGTATAAAAAAAGGGGGAGGAGTTCCTTATGCTCGTAAAGAAGATTACGAATATGATGGAATAAAATATGAAGCAGATTTAAAGACTAATGATATTGTTAAAATCTTGGATAGTGGTAAAGTAGAACAAGGAAACTTTGGAGAACAAACAGTATTTAAGATTAAAACAAGAAATGGTGATAAAAAATTATCATTTAATCAAAATACAATTAATGTATTAGTTCAAGAGTTTGGCGATGATACAGAACAATGGATTAACAAAGATGTAAAAGTATTATTACAAAAAATGATAATTGCTGGAAAGAAATGTATTGTTCCATATTTAGTAACTGAAGGTTGGGGTTTTGATGAATATGGTGAACTTATAAAAGAAGGTTCACAGGGAACAAGTAGTGATGGACAAGAAATTAAAGTAGAAGATTTGCCTTTTTAATATGAAATTACCTAAGGAACAAAAACAAAGAACAACTCAGCAAAATAGAGCTTTACATCTTTATTTTAAACTACTTGCACAAGAATTGAATGATGCTGGGTTAGATATGCGTAAAACTCTTAAACCTGAGATAGATATTCCTTGGACGCCAAGTACAATAAAAGAATATATTTGGCGTCCTGTGCAATTAGCACAATTAAGAAAACAAAGCACGACCGAATTAACAAGTGATGAAATAGATAAAGTTTGGGAAACACTTAATAGACATTTTGGAGAGAAATTTGGCTTATATGTTGAATTTCCTTCAATAGAAAAAATGTTAGATTATGAAGAAAATAAATTATGACAAAATTTGAAACAATTAAACAAAGAATAAAAGAACTTGCTAAACATTTAGACTCAAAAACTCCTGAAGAAGTTAATTCTCAATTATGGTCTTTAGCTCAAACAAGTAGAATGAGCCTTATGCCTCAAGAAGAGAGAGTTAAAATGGCAACAGTAGCGTCTCACGCTAGAAGAAATCTTGGCGTATGTTTCCAGGATAATATAACTAA